AACCGTAATCCGGCCCGTCTGGAAAGAACCGAACTCAGAGCCCAGTTCTTTTTTGAGAGCTTCGTATGCATCCTTTAACGGAGCAATCTCTGCCTCTTTCGCCTTGATCTCAAGAAAGAGATCCGACATCAACTCAGTGCGCACGTTTGATACGACAGCGACCTCCGTATCTAGGTATGCCTTAGCTTTGGTTTCGTCCCCGATTATTTCGAGGTACTTTTTGCGAAATGCTTCAAGCTTTGGCAGGTTGTTGGCGAACCAAGTTGGATGCCGCTCAAGCCGCTCAAGAAGATACAAGTCCTCATTGATGTAGCAGAAGAAATCCATCCACTTGAGATCGCACACCTCCATGACGTGTTGGCACTGTGCGTAGTAACTTGGTTTGTCATGCACCGAATACGGTTGCTTCGCCCAGAACGGACACTTGATCTCCAAGCCACCGTCAAAACCGATCAGCCCATCAGGTGATGCACCAAGCCAGTCGTAGTCATCGTGCTTAACGATGCCAGTCTGAGTAACTGTGACGCCAGCCACGGACTCGTAGAACGCCAATGCCACAGGCTCCATGCGCTCACCGTGATTGGTGGCGGCGTTGCCAGTGAATTCACGAGCAGCCCCGAAGTGTTCACGAACCATGTCGCGCATCACATCGTCAGTCTTTTGGAATGGGTTAACACCAAGAATTCCGCCAACACGGCTTCCGGTGATGACGCCTACACGCGCCTTAAACCACTCGTCACTTCTCTGTTCCATCAATAGATCCTTACTTAGAGAGCGCGGCTTTGCGTGCGTCCTTGGTCTTAGTCACTTCGGCGAAGAGCACGTCATCATTCCGATTGCGTGCGTACTTACTGGCCTTGGTGAACGCCACCTTCAGATCATCGAGCGTTGCTGCATCAGTCACAGCCTTGAGTAGCTGAGACTTTTCATCAGCGAGGCCAGCTACGGGGTCTGCTGCAGGAGCAGGCTTCTGCTTGCTGGCGTCTGGCAGATCCTCGCCAGCGTAGATGTAGAGGCCAAGACCAAACAGAGACATTGCCTTCACGAGGCAACGCATCTTTGCGTCATTGATGTCGCGTGCGTTTGGATTCTTGATGGCTTGGTTCTTGTAGTCCATCACTGGCAACCACATCGTGTGAGTGATGTTTTCAACGGTTAGCGTGCAGCGAACCTCTGCTGTCCCATCCGCAAAGCGGATGACACCATCATTGTTTAGATCACCGTGCTCTCCCTGCTGGTTCTCAAACCAGAACTCCGATTCAGGGTAGTGATTCATCAGCGTAGCCCACGCCCACGACCACGACAAATACGAGAAGCCATTCTTCTTCTCGATGTTCTCGTTGACGTTTATGGTTGAGAGGGTTTCCCAGACGCTCTTTGTCTTGGGATTCGAAACAGTCTCCATATACATTCCTTTCTGCGAACACGCATCGTCGTGTTGATGCACAACATAGAGACAAATTTCGCTGCGTCAATTCCTGTGTTTCGAAACATGTGGAAAAAGATTAGCAATGTGTCATCTGTGCGCGGCGCATATAAAGCTGCGTAGAAAAAATCTCCACAGCAGATGTAGAACGCCAACACATTTCCACTTGCGCAAAACGAAAAGCGGAAATATGTACAGCGTTGCGACGGCTAGGGTAGCTCCCGAAAAGCCATGTTTGCCTTGCGAAACCCTTTCAACCTTCGCATGGCCTGCCGTCGTATTAGGCAAACGAAACAGGTTTGAAAGGAAATGTAATGACAGGTTGGATACGCCTACATCGTGGATGGAGGGACTGCGAGTTCTTCTCCGCATACCATCAGGCATTGTTCAGTGAACGCGAGGCGTGGGTCTGGTTGATCGAGAACGCTGCGTGGAAAGAGACTGAGCGCAGCTCATTTAGCGGTCAGCGCATCAAGATAGAGCGGGGCCAAATTCACACATCACTACGCGCACTTCAAACAGCTTGGGGCTGGGACAAAAGTCGCGTCGAGCGCTTCTTAAAGCGGCTCCAAGAGTGGGAAATGATCAAGACACTAAGCGGGAAGGAGGGGAGAACCCTAACCATCTGTAATTACGAGACATATCAGGGTGCGCGAGAAACGGATGAGAAACCTACGGGAAACAATCCGAGAAACGAACGAGACACACAAGAAGAAGTTAAGAATAAAAAAGGGAAGAAAGAAGAAGGAATAAAGGGGAAGGCCTCCGCTTCGCGGAGCGGCGAGGCTTATAGATTTGAGGGCAAAACTATAAAGCTGGTTGCGAAGGATTACGACAATTGGGTCACGGCCTACTCCGCAATCAGCGACTTGAACGCAGAGCTGACATCGCTAGATGCGTGGTGGCAGTCACAACCAGAAGAGAAGCGGAAGAGTTGGTTTCACTCGACGAGTGGAATGCTTAACCGCACGCATCAACAGTTGACGAAGAACCCGAAGAACCCAATGGCGGGTATGTCCTTCAAACATGCACGCGAGAAGCTATCGGATTTGCGCTACAAGAAAGAAATGCTGCTCGATAGGTGCAAGCAGGAGAAAGACAATCAAGAGCTGTGGGATTCGCTCAAAGTTATGAAGGCAGAGATTGCTGCGTTAGAGGAAGCAGTAAACGGTAAGAGCGAACGGAGCTACTGAAATGGATTTACGGGAATTATCGGAGCGCCTCAACGGCAACATGCTTCCAGCGCTACGGCACTTGCTGCCAGCGGGAATCGTTAATGGATCGGAGTACTGCGTCGGTGGTCTTGGTGGTGAGAAGGGGCAGTCACTGCGCATCCACATGACTGGCCCGAAGGCTGGCGTGTGGAGCGACTTCTCAACAGGTGAGAGTGGCGGCGACTTAGTAGACCTCTGGCGTGCGGTGCATAGCCTAAGCCTGATAGAGGCGATGGATGAGGTTCGCTCGTGGCTGGGTGTGGAGCGACCGTCGTTCGTTACGACGCAGAAGGAGTACCAATCGCCGGTCAGACCAGAGCGGACACGCAAGGTCGAGGCGACTCCAATAGAGACATACCTGTTAGAAAAACGTGGCCTAACTTCTAACACGCTGAAGGCGTTTCGGATCGCCGTTGACGGTGACCGCATCCTGTTTCCCTTCATCGATCCACTTGGCGAAGCGCGGATGATTAAGTTCCGCGACATGAACGACAAGAAAAAGCAGGGGCCGACATCCGCAGGTCAGATGCCATGCCTCTTCGGCTGGCAAGCGGTTGATCCAAATGCTCGTGAGATATGGATCACTGAAGGTGAGTTCGACGCGATGGCTGCGTACCAGATGGGTGTGTCGGCGCTGTCTGTTCCATTCGGCGGAGGCAAGGGCGCGAAGCAGCAATGGATCGAGAACGAATACGACAACCTCGAGCGATTCGAAACCATCGTGCTGGCTCTGGACATGGACGAAGAGGGCGAGCTCGCTGCTCGAGAGATTGCCGACAGGCTTGGCATTCACCGCTGCGTCCGCGCATCTCTTCCGCATAAGGATCTGAACGAGTGCTTGTTGGCTGGCGTGGACATCAAAGCCATCCGCGATCTAGCTGCTGGCTACGATCCGCAAGAGCTACGCTGTGCAACGGAGTATCGCGAGGACATCCTTCGTGAGCTGTACAACAACGACCAAGACAGCCGTGGCTTCCAGCCGTTGATCGAAGATCTTGAAGGCAACCTTCGGTTCCGCGATGCGGAGCTCGTGATCCTTAATGGTGTGAACGGACACGGCAAGTCACAGCTCGCTGGTCAGTTTGCGCTGGACGCAATGCTTCAGAGCAAGCGCGTGTGCATCGCCTCGATGGAAATGCCAGCACGTCGTTTGCTTACACGTCTGACCAGACAGGCTGCGGGTATAGCGACGGGAGATCCTACGCTGGCGTATGCCAACGCATGCATCGACTGGTATGCGCAGAAGCTTTGGCTGTTCGATCTTGTCGGCACAGCGAAGACAACGAAGATGCTTGAGGTCTTCCGTTATGCACGGAAAAAATACGGCATTGATGTTTTCTTCATAGACAACATGTCCAAATGTGGTATCGACGACGACGACTACAGTGCTCAGAAGAGGTTCATGGAGGAACTATGCGACTTCAAAAACACGACTGGAACCACAGTGTTCTTAGTCACGCACTCGCGGAAGGGCGAGAACGAGGAAACCCCAACCGGCAAGATGGATGTGAAGGGCTCGGGCTCTATTACCGACTTGGCGGACACCGTCCTCACGATCTGGCGCAACAAGAAGAAAGAGCGCGAGATATCGGAGCTCTCCGAATATGAGCCAGTCCCTCCTGAACTTTTGGCAGTACCAGACTCACGCCTTACCTGCAGCAAGCAGCGCAATGGTGAGTGGGAAGGCTATGTCGGAACCTACTGGGGCGGAAAGGCAATGCAGTTCATTGGAAAGCGCGGGGAGCAGCCGCGAAAGTATGTGCAATTTTCACAGCCACCAGTGCCAGTTGAAATGGAAGAGGAATTTATATGAGCGACCAAGACAATGTGATCCGTTTTCCCAAAGGTGGGCCGGATGTTACCTACGAAACGATACCGCCTGCAGTAATTTTAACCGCAGCGCTTGAGCAGTCGGAGTCGTTCGACACGCTGATGCTTGTCGGCTGGAAAAAGAATGGTGGCTTGTTCATGGCGTCGACTGAGGCCTACATCCCAGACATCGTATCGACACTGGAGATCGCAAAGATGGAACACATCCGCATGATGGTTGGCGACGATGACTGAAGAGAACTTCGCTCAGGCCATCCGCGAGGTAGCCGTCATGTTGAGGGATGCGGAGTATCGCGTCCTAAAGACAGAGGCTGACGTTAAGCGGGTCATTGCTAAGGCAATGCTTGAGGGTGAAATGAACGGCAACAAGAGTGCAGCCGCGCAAGCACGGTAC